TGTATTTAATCCAAATCTAGCACCGATGGCGTACTTAAAGTACCAACCACCGTTGTAGTTGTAACCCTCTGACCCAGTGAATGGACCGTTGCCTAAGTATGTGGTCTTTAAGGTGTTTGTAATCCTCTCATAATCAATGATAGAGGTCCCCTCAAGTACATTTCCATCCTGATCAAATAGTACACGACAGTTATTATCTTGTAGGTAACTGTTACTATAATTTGTCTGAACATTTTCTGTGAGTGGTCTAAGAACTCCATCCTTAAATAGTGATATTCTGATATAGTTTACGTAGTTGTTTGGTAGCACAAACTTTAAGTCGTCGCAGATACTAAACTCAAGTACCTTTACCTCCTTCATTGCGTCATAGTTTATCTCTTGGATAGCTCTCTTTGCATGAAAAAGTACGTCATAAACGTTCACGTTATTTATAAGCTTGTCGTTCCCTACATACATCAACATAAAGTTGTTTACTATGTCCTGTAGAGATACGTACTGATACGAACCCCAATTCTCTGACTCGTTAGTCGCTCCTGAGTTCTCGTAGTACTGGTATCCTGTTAAGTATGCCATTATCCTTCTTGTTGTTTATTTTTCATTTCCTCTTGGTTCCCAAATGTATAGAGGTCACCCTCTCTTATAGACATACCTGCGTACTGTAGTATCTTAGCAACCAAAAGCGGCTCGTCACTTGCTGGAAGCTCAAAGTCTTGGTAGTCACTTGCTGACTGATCAAAGATAGGCTCTCCACCAGAAAGAGATATATACGTCCACTTCGGATCCAATGGAATCCTGATGTACTGAGCCTTGATGTTTGCTATGATTGAACTTGGGTACACAGTTATGTTGTCACCCTCAAGCGTGTATGCTGGGTAAAGTATAGACGGTGAAGTCAGGTTAGATGCCAAAAGATTTAACACCTTGCTCTGAGACACCCTATCTACCTCCTTTGTGTTGTTGTATCGTATCGTATTTAAGTAGTAATAGTCCCCAGGAAGAACAAACTCACCTGAGTTATACGTGAGTGCCACAGTGCTAGAGAACGTATCTATAACCTCCTCTATGTTCTTTACAATATTTGCGTAAGAACTATTTGACGTTCTGTTGTTCTGTCTAATAATCCAGTTGTTATACTGGTAGAAGTAGTCCTCAAAAATATCTAACTGAGCCTGCTTTGCGTACAAGTTGAAGTCCTCAGGAGTGATATACCCAAAGTTATTCTTGTTAGCCACAGACATCACGGTAGATTTTACCGAATTTATCATGCTTAAAAACTTTTTACAAAGATAATAAAAAAAAGCACTCCGTTCAGAAGTGCTTCTTGTTCACGTTTCCGTGAACGCTCATTTAAAATGAACGCTACTGCAACTTATTCTCCAAGAGTCTGAGTACCTCGATACCCTCGTCCGTCTGCAAGTAAGATGCCAATATGTAGTTACTGTCCTCTCCGTAAGGAACGGTCAATAATTTTTTCTTATTTTGTGGAAGATTAAAGTAGATATCTCTACCCTTGTTCTTCAATCTCAACAAATCATTCTCAAAGAACTTAGCGCAGGTGTTCTGTAGCTGTAACATAGGATCGTTCAACAACTCTAGGAATGTTGTAGGATTCTTCTTGGCGTACACTAGCACGTCTCTCTTTAACTCAGACGTAGACATTCTCTCGATCTTAGATCCAAGTAACACCCTAGCTACAGACTCAAGCATCTCTAAGCTTAAATCTCTTGCGGTAACTTGTGCATCTAACTCACTTGATAGTCTATCAACCTCAGACGTAGCGTCCTTCTCTATGTTTACTTCCTCGAAAACGTTTCCATTATCTGGGTGTAACGATAAGAACTCCTGAAGTACTGGATTATTTTTAGGAACAGAAAGAGCACCATCTGTAAATACTATTGGTTCTAAAATAAAGTTTCCGTCCTGCTCGTCCTCGAAAGGTGATTTTTGATTTCTTGCGTATCTTAACGCTCTGTTTGTTTTTCCATCGAAGTAGAATAACGGGTATCTACTTGAATTTCTTGAAGCCAACATAAAGGATAGTGGCTTGCTTTTACTTTTTAGGACATAGATCTTGTCCACTGGTGTAGCATTTGCTTTCATTTGATATGATTTAAAATTTATTTATAAAAATAAGAGTATGCGGCGATAATCGCCGCACACCCCTATAGGTATTCTTATCCTTTGAAGATGAAGAAGTTATTAGCACCTAAAGTACATAAAGCTCTCTCTGATAAGAAGTGAACTTCCATAGCATCTAAGCTAGAGTTAGAAGCACCACCAGCAGAACCAGTAATCCAAGTTTTGTAACGTCTGTCTTCAGTTTCAGATGCACGGTAACGAACGTGTAAGAACGGACGTTTAGCGTTTTTACCTAAAACTTGATCGTAAACTGTAGTAGATCCAGCAGGAACTAAAACACCATTGATAGCACCACCTACGATTCCACCACGTAAAGCAGCATCGTTCAAGTATTTCCAGTCAGTTTTGTAGAAGTCATAACCTCTACGGAATCCTGTGAAACCTAAGTTCAATGCCATGTCTTTATCATTGTCGAACAATCCGTAAGATGTACCACCAGCTCCGTAAGAGTTTTGTGATGCCAACATATCGTCGATGTCGAAAGAGAACTGACGGTTGATGAACAATACGTTCTCGTCGATAGCTCCTTGCTTGTCTAAACGTTGGATGATAGCGTCGAAGTCAGCCAATGTAGTTGGGTTACCACCTGACCAAACATTTCCACGGTTGTTTACAACGTAGAACAAACCTTCAGAACCTTTGTTTCCTACGTATCCAGTAGCACCAATAGCTCCAGAACCAGTCTCAGCAGGTACAGCCTCGATCATTGCCATCTCTAAGTAGTCTTCGAAACGCAAACGAGTCTCATGCTCTGACTTGATGTACCACAAGAAACCTGTAGCACCATTCTCAGTAGTAACCTCAATCCATCCGATCTGTGCCATATCTGAACCAGATACTGCGTACTTATCTTTGATGATGATTGGGCTGTTCTCGAAGATAGCGTCGTCAGACTCTAAAGACTCCACCATTCCTTCTGTTCCTTTTTTAAACTCAGAACCGTAAACGAATGCGGTAATAGCAGCTCCTAAAGCAAATGATTGACCACTAGCCTCGTAGTAAGCTACTTCAAATGTTCCAGCGGTATAGTCAACGTCTGTAATGATTGCCTTGTTTGACAAAGCAGCGTTACCGTTTGCAGACAACATAACTGTCTGTCCAATTCTAAAGGCGATACCAGTCGTAGATGTAACACCTGGAACTAATGTGTCGTTAACAGTGATTACAGCTGTATCTGAACCAAAAGCATCTCCACTCTCGCAGTCTACATACTTAGTATGCAAACGTCCTTGTTCTGCCCATTTGATAAGGTCAGAGTTAGATGGCATCTCAGCTCCAACTGCTCTCAAGAAAGAGGCAACTGAACGGTTACCATAACGCTCAAACTCTTTCTCGTAAGTATCTGGAAGATACTGATTCAAGAAATCAAAGTTTGTAATGTAATTTGTTGATAAGGTTTTCTTCTCAGCAGATGGCTGTAAGTCAAAACCTGGTGTACTTAAAACTCCCATTTTGTTGTTTTTTTAAATTGTTATTTTTTATTACTTCTTATCTTTAGTCCTCGACCACTGTCATTGTCAACCGCCACTGCTCTAAATCCTGAGTTGCTAATAGATTGAGGTGCACTTCGAACCTCCATATCTATATTCTTTATCTTCCTGTCGTTGTCCAATAGAGCGTCTGACTTGCCTTGCTCGTAGAAGAATTTTGCAATCTTATCTGGATTCATTGCCGTAGCTAGAGACTTATGATATCCCACTGGGTCAGAAATCAAACCATCATTATCTAAAAACTTCATGATGAAGTTGTTTACATTTGACTGGCTCTTTTTCATCTCACTCGGATTATCTGGCAAGAACGTATATTTCTTATCGCCAACCTCGAAATCAAAACCTTTGAAATCATTGGAGAAAAGTTCGTCCGTCTTCTTCTGAAAGTATTCAGATTTTTTTAAAGCCTCTTCTTGATACGAATGTGAATCTTGAACATATTTCTTGTAGGCATTGTATTGTTCAACCTCCTGCTCATCGACTAGACCTCCTTTTGACTCAAGAGGAGTTCTGTATGTCTCTTTCATTTGATCGAAGTATTTCTTTGCCTTAGCAAGCTCTTTCTTCTTGGCTAGTTCCTTCTTCTTGATTTCCTTTGCGTCATCAAAGTCCTCGTCGTACGCAAACTTATCCTCCATCATATAAACGATGTCCTCCTTGTCTAGGTCCTCCTCGGTTAAGGAATAGTACTCTGCCAATAAGGTGTCTGGCTCCATGTCATCAAAGTTCTTGTTTAACTTAACAAAATCTTCGATACCTCTACCAGTCTCCTTCTTAAATTTGAAGTATGCCGAAACATCTTCTGGAAGCTCCTCTCTATCTTCTCTTGCCTGAAACAAGTCCTCGATAGAGTTTACCTCCTTATTATACCGTGTCTTAATATATGAAAGAACGTCATCATCACCTAGTGATATCTCCTTTGGATACTCAGGCTCTACCTCAATCTCTTGCTGTAGTGACTGAGCCTCATCTTGTTGTTTTAGAGTCTCCTCGTGCTTGTCCAAAAGTTGTTGTTCAATTTCTTGTACGGACTTTTGTTCAGACTCTCCCAAGTCTCTTACTGTAAAATTTTCCATTTGATTTGATTTATTTAATTTTTACTGACGTGTTATATTAACACTTGCCTTTTTTCATCGACATTGACTTGTTTGCCATTGGTTTTTTTGCCATTGTCTTAGTAGCCATCATCGGTTTTTTTGTTGCTGTTTTTTTCATTTTTTTTATTTATTAATTAATTATTTAGTTAATTTGTTCTACCAACCAATACCCCCCAAAACCTAAAAATGTAAATCTATAAGTTTGATTAGTAGTTAAAGTAACACTTTGAAGAAATATACCATACTGTTTAAACATAAAATTAGTTCCTGCTGAATTAGCTCTTATTTCAATATTGTTTGAAACAGCTATAGTAATTACTTGTTTTCCAATTTCCGTAGTAGTTGGCAAATATGCTTTTCCACCAGTACTTGCACATGAATTTATATCATAAGGCAATACTTGAAAAGTTCCATTTAAGTTTATAGCTCCGCTTGTTTTTGTAAAATCACTTGTCAAAGCAACAGTTCCAGTTGCATTTGGAAGTGTTATTTGTTTAATGCCTGATAAAGAAGGAGGAAACTGTAAACTCATTAATTCAGTACCGCCACTTTTTTCACAAATAATCTGAGTAGTATTTAAAGTAATTCCTGAATCAATTGACGCTCCAACCTTTATAGATGTAGATGATAAAGTAGTAGTAAAAGTAGTTGGACCTACTGTTCCTGTAATAGTATTCCCTAATCCAACAGTCTGCTGTAAAGTCTGAGTAGCTCCAGCACCCTGCGCTCCTGTAGGTCCTTGAGCACCCTGTGGTCCAACAGCACCTTGAGATGCAAGTAACGCCCAGTGAGTTGTATCAACATCAGGAGCAGTTGTTCCTGAAGTTGCTAATATACAGAACCAAGAGGCACCGTCGTATCCAACAGCATCGTTAGCAACATAAGAAGTCCCAGACACCCAAGCTCCCTGCCACTCTAATCCCGCTGGTCCAACTGGTCCTGGAGGGCCTGCTGGTCCTTCAACACCCTGTGGTCCCTGAGAACCAACTCCAATTGTATCAACTAAGTCATCAATTGTGTATGGCTGAGTATCTGCATTAAGACCTGCTGACTTTCTTTCTGTTAGGTTTACTCTATCTGATATACCTATAAATCTAGTTCCTGATGGTACTGTACTCATCTCTTTTATTTTTTTGCAAAGTTATTAATTAATTATATACTTATTTTAGCACTATCTAGGCTCAAACTCAGCCAAATCAAAGCCGTCAAGGGAATCCTCATTTGATTCGAAGTTGACAGGAGGAAGGTTATTCTTACGCTGCTCTATAAGCTTTGACTGCTGTGTATTCTGAATGCTTATACGCTTGTCCTTTGCCTTCTCCTTCATGTCATCCTTCTCTTTTATAGTCTCTAGCTCCATGCCCTTTAACTGAGACTGCATCTGAAACTCAAGCTGCATTAGCTCCTTCTTCATCTCTGCCTGACTCCTCATCTTCTCGATATCGAAAGCCGTCTCTGCCTGCTTAATCTGCATCTTGGCCTGAGCCTCAGCCTGTATGTTCTGCATAGCAGTCTGCGCTGCCATCTGTTGAGACTGCATCTGCATCTGACCCTGCATCTCTTGCTTGGCCTGCTCGTTCTTTTGGATTGCCTCCTCTTTTTTCTTTCTCTTTAACTTA